GGAGTTAAAGTATGACCTAGACTTAATCCAATTTAATATAGATACTCCAAATTCAGTATTTTCAAAATACAACGAAGAATCTTCAGGTTATGAAAATTCTTTGTCAACAAGAGTATATGTGACTTTGCAAAGCATAGTTGAACTTGGACAGGTAGTTTATACTCAATTTACAAATACCGAAAATATTGGAATGAGTAAAATTCTAGACCTTGGAGAGATTACTTCTTCAGAAGATACAAAATATAAGATTAATGATGGAACTGTTATCTATCCACCAAAAGACCTATCTGGTTTTACCAATTACTACATAACAGTTCATATTGAAATATCTTCTAAAGGAATTAGTACAGAAAACATAAAAATTAAAAATATGGGATTTGCTTCACTATCTTTTGATGAAGGTCAGTTCTATTCAATTAACACACCTGCTGCAGGAAAGTTTTATCCAATAGTAAAAAATGAAGATCAATATGTTTATAAAAGAAAAGTCCCAGTAGTTATTGATACATACTCATCTCCATACCTGTATCTAGCAGGGGATTCTGGAATAGAAGTATTGCCAGACCTTGATGAAAATTTAGTTAAAGGAGTTTCTATCCCAATTAATGAAACTTTAAAAAATGGTCAAGAAATTGTTGGTCTTCAAATGTTTTTAATGTACAATGAATCAAATACTTTTTCTGAAACAAAAAAGATTGGAAAAATATTTAGTTCCAACAACTCCTATGATATTGTGCTAGAGCCAGAGGCTGATGGAAAAAGAGCTTTCTTTTACATTTTTGATTCAATCACTGGAAGACAATTTACTTCTGCAAAATTCTTTTTAAATGGAAGACTTGTTAATGACGTAGTTATTGAACCACTAGCCTGGAATTATATTGTTATATCGCTACAGTCAAACTCTATACCTCTAGATGGAATTATTGGTGAAATTGAAGTATATTCTGGGGTAAAAGTAGACAACGTTGCAAGCTTTATGGAGCTTAATCCTATTAAGCAAGACCTTGTTGTTTACGATGAATGGAATATTGTTGATGATGAAAATTGGGCTCGCTGGTCTGCATCTGCAACTTGGACGCAGATATTAGATGAGCAATCGCTTGAAGTTACGGTACTTTCCTTAGACGGAAATGATATATTTAATACATATGTTGGACTATCATCTGGAATTTTTAACGATGAAAGTGTAATAGATGTTACCCACGACTCTATTGTGATACTAAATGACATAACTTGGGATGAATTTTTGATTTAAAGCATAATTTATGGTACAATTATGTCATGGATTACATAGATGGATTACAAAAACTACCAAACAAGCCAAAAGTAAGGGTTGTAGAGAACAACGCTGAGTATGGTTTATATGTTTGGAAAATGTCAAATGGCAAAATATTTGGTGATGGAGATGGCAATTTCATGAACATCCCTGCTAGAAAATATGATATTGATGCTATTAATAGAATTACACAGGCTGCAGCCCACTACGGTGCTGGAGAAGGAAAGGCTTCCTTCATGCCTGGTGTTACAAGAATTACAGATGAAGAACATTCTGTACAAGTAGATAGAATGAAACAAGGATATATTGCCTCTGAGCTTGATACAGGTGCTTGGGCAGATGCAGCAAAGGGACTAAAGGCTCATGGAAATGACTAACGAAACAATTGCTAGAATTGACAACTTGGACAAGAACAAGCCTGTTGTAGAAAAGTTTGACGACTTTGGTTCTGGTGCAGACCTTATTAAATCATTTGACGGTATTGATCCAAACTTTAAAAGACGTATTTCAAGAAATGTTAACAAGGCTTACATGGGGCAAGATGATGCTAAGTCTAAGCAACTTTTTCCAGAAAAAGATATAACGACAGCCTACGGTCTTTTTGATGTTGTGGTTCCACCATATAACTTAGACGAGCTTGCTTTTTTCTACGACAACTCTTTTGCAAACCATGCTGCAATTAATGCAAAGGTTTCAAATACTGTAGGTCTTGGATATAACTTTATTATGACAGATTCAGTGAAACAAAGACTTGAAGAAATGGAAGGTCAAGATCAAAGAACTCGTGCACAAAGAAAAGTTGAAAGAGTAAAGACTCAACTTGTAGAATGGCTTGAAGAGTTAAATGATGAAGACACATTTACACATGTTCTTGAAAAAGCTATGATTGATTATGAATCAACTGGAAATGGTTACATTGAAATCGGAAGAAAGATTAATGGAGACATTGGATACGTTGGTCATATTCCAGCAACCACAGTTAGAGTTAGAAGACTTCGTGATGGATACATTCAGATTGTAAATCAAAAAGTAGTTTTCTTTAGAAACTTCCAAGACACTAAAGCACCAAATCCAGTTGGAACAGATCCACGACCAAATGAACTAATTCACATCAAGAAGTACAGTCCAAAGAATACCTACTACGGTGTTCCAGACGTTGTTTCTGCTGCAACCTCAGTTGTTGGAGATCAACTTGCTGCAAAGTATAATATTGATTACTTTGAAAACAAGGCTGTTCCAAGATACATTGTTACCTTAAAGGGTGCAAAGCTATCTTCAGATGCAGAAGATAAGTTGTTTAGATTTTTACAGTCTGGTCTTCGTGGACAGAACCACAGAACTCTTTACATACCTCTTCCTGGAGATGGTCCAGACAACAAGGTTGAATTTAAAATGGAGCCAATTGAAAATGGAGTCCAAGAAGGATCCTTTGATAAGTATCGTACATCAAATACAAATGATGTATTGATGGCTCACCAAGTTCCAATTTCAAAAGTTGGATCTTCTGATGGCATGTCAATTGCTTCAGCACTTGTTGCAGATAGAACATTCAAAGAGCAGGTTGCAAGACCAGCACAGAGAAATCTTGAAAAAACAATTAACAAACTTATTAAAGAAAAGACAGACGTTGTATTATTTAAGTTTAATGAACTTACACTTACAGATGAAAATACACAGAGTCAAATTGACGAGAGATACTTAAGAGCACAGGTTGTTGTTCCAAATGACATTAGACCAAGACTTGGGCTCCCTATAATGCCAGATGGCGATACACCAGTTGTAATGACCCCTCAACAACGTGCAGAGCAAAACGCTCAAATGGCTGGAACAAGACAGAGAGATCAGCAAAGAACAGATAATGCTACAGACTCTTCTTCAACTTCAACAGGTAGAAATCCTGGTGGAGAAGGAAGAACTACGGCTTAATATAACAATATGATAAAATGTAATAATATACATATATAATAGGAGTAGGATGACTGCTTTAAATAAGGCTCATTGGTCTTCGGACAAGGACAATAATATGTCTTTGTCAATGCCAATCGCCAAGGTGGACAAGGAACGAAGAATCGTTTCTGGTTTTGCAACGTTGGATAACGTTGATAAGCAGTCTGACATCGTTCCTACAGATGTTAGTCTAAAGGCATTTGAAATGTTTCGTGGAAATATTAGAGAAATGCATATGCCAATTGCAGTTGGCAGAATTGTAAACTTTAGACAAGAAAAGTTTTTTGACAAGGCTACAGATAAGTTCTTTAATGGAGTTTTTGTTGATGCATATATTTCAAAGGGTGCTCAAGATACTTGGGAAAAAGTTCTTGATGGCACTCTTTCTGGTTTTTCAATTGGCGGAGTAATCAAAGATTCAGAAGATACTTTTGATTCAGAGATGGATAAATCAATTCGCATGGTAAAAGAATATGAACTTCATGAGCTATCTTTGGTAGATAATCCTGCAAATCAATTTGCAAATATCGTGTCCATTCAGAAGGTTTTGAATAATACAGAAATAGATGGTATAATTACTAAAGCAGACCTTGAAAACGTCTATTGGTGTGAGTCAGACGATATGGTTAGACTATCATCAACAGAAGATACAAGCTGCCCTTCATGCGAAACTAGTATGAAGAATATTGGTTTCGTAGAGACAAAGGATTCAGAAAAAGCTATGACAATTAAAAGTCTATTAAATAAGTTTGTTTCAGGAACAGATATGTCTAAGTCAGAAATAAATGAGAATTCAGATGAAGAATCTGAAAATACAGCGATTGACAATAACGAGTCAATTGCGGAAAACAATATAAAGGAGGAGAACAACGTGTCAGAAGAAAATACATTAGTAGAAGAAGACACTGTTGAAGAAGTTGCAACTGAAGAAGTTGTTGCCGAAACTCCTGCCGAAGAAACCGTAGAAAAGTCAGTTGACGCAGTTGACGCTGTTGAGGAAACAGTAGAAAAGTCTGCTGATCCAATTGAAGTTGCTACAGAAGAAGCTTCTAATGACGTTGAAGTTGAAAAGGCTGTCGCTGCAGAAGAATCATCAGATTCAGAGCTTGCGAAGGCTATTGACGAAGTTAAGGTTTCTGTAACAGAGGCAGTGAGTGAACTTGTTTCAACAATTAAGTCACTAAATGAAGAGATTGCATCAATCAAAAAGTCAGTAGATACCGTAGCACAAGATGTTACTGGTGTTAAGGGCAATCTTGAAGAGTTTGGTCAGCGTGTTGACGGTCTAGAAGACGAAACAGCTGTCCGTAAATCTGGCGACCTTGGCGGTGTCGTTCAGGGCAATACAATAAGAAAAGGGTCTATGTGGGGTGGACGTTTCCTAAATTCCGCTGACCTATATCATTAAGAGAAACTGGAGGT